GCCAGAAAGCAGCAGGACATGCTCGTGAGCGCGCTAGAAAACAAGGTGGTACGCCATGACCATCGAGACCCGCCCAGTGCTCGCTAGCCTTTCCGACGAGCAGCGCGTGCTGGCACAGGCTCATTGGTGGGTGTGGCGCGCGATACAGGAATGTCAGATTCTGCGTGAGACACACCTCCCAGATGTATCTGTAGACTGGTGGACGCTGCAGATACTGGAAGCGCAGATGCAGCCAGAGACGCTACGCCGCCTGGCGATGGCTCGGCGTCGCTATTTCGCTGAGATTCGTTGTTCCGATTGTTGACAACGCCGATCTGACGTGATAGGCTAGGAGTGCATGGAGGGGCGTATGCCCCACCCGACAACTGAACAGCTCTGGGCGTGGCTGGCTGACTGTCCGCTTGACCCGCACTTCCACGGCTCTCTCATCATCACCGTGCGGGCGGGCGCAGTCGTAGAAGTCGAACAGCGACAGACCTACAGGCCGCCACGCCAAAAGCCCCCACCTGGGGGCGAGGATCGACCAGGGAATCTGGCGCCTCGTTCGTGAGACAACTCACGGGCGAGGCGCTTTTTGTTTTTGTGGGTGCGCGACAGGCCTTCGGGCTGTGTAGCGGGCTCGCCAACGTAGGTGGGGACAATGGCAAAGGCGAAAGCCTGGCGTAACAGAATCATCGGCCACGGCGACGAGGCGCCCGACCAACTCCTGGCCAATCCCAAGAACTGGCGTGTGCATCCCAAGGGCCAGCAAGACGCCCTGGCCGGCGTGCTCAATGACGTCGGTTGGGTGCAGTCGGTCATCGTCAACAAGCGCACGGGCTACGTCGTGGACGGGCACCTGCGCGTGCAGATGGCTATTTCGCACGGCGACGCCAGCATCCCCGTGACCTACGTTGACCTCGACGACGCGGAGGAAGCCGAGATTCTGGCGACGCTCGACCCACTGGCCGCGCTTGCCGTCGCCGACAAGGAACAACTTGACGGCCTGCTGCGCGAGGTGCAGAGCGGCGAGACAGCGGTGCAGGGGATGCTGGCAGAGTTGGCAGAGAAGAGCGGGCTGCACTATGGCGACGAGACGCCAGCGCCGGACGCGCAGATAGACAAGGCCGCTGAGCTGCAAGAGAAGTGGCAGACGGCGCTGGGCCAGGTGTGGCAGGTGGGCGAGCATCGCATCGCGTGCGGGGATTGCACAGACGCGGCAGTGGTGACTTGCCTACTCGACGGACAAGTTCCCAACATTTGCGTGACCGATCCGCCCTATGGTGTTGAATACGAAGCAAACTGGCGCAACGAAGCTGCGGCTGCCGGCCACCTCGCGTACGCGGATCGCCGCGTACGCGAGGTGGCCAACGACACACGCATAGACTGGGCTGATGCGTGGCGGCTGTTTCCGGGCAATGTGCTGTATTGCTGGCATGCCGACCGGCATGCCAGCACAGTGCAACAGACTATTGAGAGCACTGGTTTTGAGGTGCGCTGTCAGATTATCTGGGCGAAGTCCAACTTCCCGATCTCTCGCGGGCATTACCACTGGCGACATGAACCCTGCTGGTATGCAGTACGCAAGGGCGCTGCGGCGTCGTGGATTGGCGATCATAAGCAGACGACGCTCTGGGAAATAAACCTTGACCAGAATGTTGATGGCGGACACAGCACGCAAAAGCCGTTGGCGTGCATGGAACGACCGATCATCAACCACGCGGGCGATGTCTATGATCCGTTTGTTGGATCAGGCACGACGATGGTGGCAGCAGAACGGCAAAAGCGGCGCTGCTTCGCGTGTGACGTTGACCCAGCCTATGTCGCCGTCTGCCTGGAGCGCCTGAGCATGATGGGCCTGACGCCGACGCTTGTCACATAATTCGACACTGGTAGGCTATGCCAAATCAGGAGCGGTACAGCGTTGAGACGGTCATCAAGGCCATTGAGGGATCGCGGGGTATCAAGAGCCAGATCGCACGCAAGCTGGGGTGCGACCGTGGCACAGTTGACAATTACATAACCCGTCATCCCACAGTGGCGCGCGCCTACCAGGCAGAACGTGAAGCCATCGTGGATACCGCCGAAGTGCAGGCGATGGTCAAGGTCAACGAGGGGGATGGGCCGATGATCCGCTTCATCCTGGCAACGCTGGGCAAGGATCGCGGCTACGTCGAGCGGCAGGAAGTGGACCTGCTGGACGTAAAGAACATGACAGATGAGCAGCTTGCAACGTACATCGCGACAGGAATCAGAACGATTGGCGGCGGCGATCGCAGAGGCAAGGCGGCGGGGGCTGAGGCTCCTGACGCAGGAAATACCGACCTTCCCGGCGTTCATCCGCCAGGCTAATCCGCTCTACCAGTTCTACCGGCACATTGACAACCTGCACGGCTTCCTACAGCGCGTGGCCGATGGCGACATACGGCGGCTGATGGTGTTCATGCCGCCGAGACATGGCAAGTCGGAGACCGTGTCCCGCCTGTTCAGCGCGTACTACCTGCTGCGCCATCCTGAGCACTGGGTGGGCCTGACCAGCTATGCCGAGGGCCTGGCCTTCACGCTCAGCCGCAACGCCCGCAACAATTACGAGCGGGGCGGCGGAGCGCTCAGCCAGCAGGCGTACGCCGTGTCGCATTGGGAAACCGGACGCGGCGGCGGCATGTGGGCGGCCGGCGTGGGCGGCGGCATCACGGGCAAGGGCTTCCACCTCGGCATCATCGACGATCCGCTCAAGGACGCCGAGGAAGCGCAGTCCGAGACGATCAGGGACAAGATCAAGGACTGGTATCAGAGCACGTTCTCGACACGTCAGGAGCCGGACGCCAGTATCGTTGTGATCCAGACCCGCTGGCACGAAGACGATCTGAGCGGGTGGCTCCTGGAGCGGGAGAGCGACGAGCCGGAGGGTTGGCACATTGTGTGTCTGCCGGCCATCGCTGAGGATCTGCCGGACTTCCCGACGAGCTGCACGGTCGAGCCGGACTGGCGGGCGCAGGGTGAGGCGCTGTGTCCGGAGCGTTACCCGCTGGAGCGACTGCGCAAGATCGAGCGGCGCATCGGCCCGTACTTCTGGGCCAGTCTCTACCAGCAGCGGCCAGCGCCACGTGAGGGCGGTCTGTTCAAGCGGGCATGGTTTGAGATCGTCGGCGCAGCGCCGGCGGACGCCAAGCGGGTGCGCTTCTGGGATCGGGCAGCCACGGCAGGCGCAGGCGACTTCACAGCCGGCGTGCTCGTGGCGCACAAAGACGGGACGTACTACATCGAAGACGTGCAGCGCGGCCAGTGGGCCAGCGGCGACAGGGACAAGATCATCGTGCAGCAGGCGCAGCTTGACGCCGGGCGACATGCCGGTGGTGTGACGATCGGCGGCGAGCAAGAGCCAGGCTCTAGCGGTGTGGATGCAGCCAAGGCGTTTGTGCGGATGCTGGCGGGCTTTGCAGTCTACACCACGCCGAGCACGGGCAGCAAGGAACAGCGGGCCGATCCGCTGGCGTCGCAGGCGCAGGCAGGCAATGTCAAGATCGTGCGGGGTGCGTGGAATGGGGCGTTCCTCGACGAGATGTGCAGCTTTCCGGCCGGGGCGCATGATGATCAGGTTGACGCGGCGTCCGGCGCATTCAATCGGCTGGCGCGGCTCTACGCACAAGGGCCACGCAAGGCGCAGAGCATTGACGGCTACAGGGACTACCGATGACTGATCTGGAACGGGCCTATGCGGCTCTGGCGGGCAAGAACGCAACGTACACGACGCTTTGGTCGTACTACCGCAACCAGGCGCCGCTGACGTACACCAACGAGCGGCTGAAAGAGGTGTTCCGCAACCTCGACGCACGCTTCACCGAGAACTGGTGTGCGGTCGTGATTGACGCCGTTGCCGATCGTATCAACCTGAGCGGCTGCCAGGTGCAGGGCGCAGCCCAGAAAGACCTCGATGCGCTGTGGGACGCCAATGATCTGAGCGTGGTTGCCGACGACGCTATCGAGGCAGCGCTGATCTGTGGCGAAAGCTTCGTCGTCGTGTGGCCCAACGCCGCCGGCCAGGTGCGCGCCTACTACAACGACCCGCGTCTCTGCCACGTGTTCTATGACGAGGCCGATCCGTACACCGTGACCCTGGCCGCCAAGTGGTACAACACAGCCGACGGCAAGCGGCGCATCGTGCTCTACTACCCGGACAGACTGGAGTTCTTCACCAGCACGGTCAAGAGCGAGAGCGTCACAGCCGCGTCAGCCTTCCAGGCGGACAATCCGCCGAGCGAGAACAACCCGTTCGGCGAGGTTCCGGTCTTCCACTTGCGCACACGGCACGACATTCGCTCTGAGCTCGAGAACGTTGTGCCGCTGCAGAACGGCATCAACAAGCTCCTGGCCGACATGATGGTGAGCGCCGAGTTTGGCGCATTCAATCAACGTGTGTTTGTCACGAACGCGGACACGCGGTCGCTCAAGAACGCGCCTGGGCAGATCATGACGTTACCGGCAGCGTCGAGCGATGAGGAAGCCACGCAGGTTCATAGCCTACCGGCAAGCGATCTCAAATCATACCTGGATGCGATCGACAAGCTGGCGCTGTCCATCGGCATCATCACGCGCACACCGCGTCACTATTTCTACGTCCAGGGCGGGGATCCGTCCGGCGAGGCGCTGATCGCCATGGAGGCGCCGCTCGTGCAGAAGTGCAACGACTACATCGCCCGCTTCCGTACCACCTGGCGCAATGTCGCCGCATTCATGCTCAAGCTGGCCGGCCAGACTGTCGACCCGACGGCAATCACGCCGCGCTTCGACAACCCGCAGACGGTGCAGCCGAGAACGCAGGCAGACATCCGCAAGATGGGCGTTGACGCTGGTCTACCGC